CCGGCGTCGCCCCGGATCGGCCAGCAATTGATATGGATCAAAATGTCGCGGCTCGGCCACAGACCCTTCCCTGCGAAAGGGGTTGGCGTTGACGATCCTGGCAGCCAGCATCGCCGCAGCCGACCAGGCGCCGGCTGCCATCCACGTCAACTCGCGGAGGGTTCTTGGCCCCGGGTCGACGCCCGTGATTCCGGCAAGCTCCCAGCATCGCTGATACTGGTCGTCGGCCCAGTCTTTTCCAAAGAACGGTCCAGAGCGGCCTTCAGCTCCGCCTCCATCTGTTGATCGAACTGCGGATCGTCCAGTTTCATCAGGGCCAGCCCCGTCGCCTTCTCCTGCAAGGCCGTCAGTTTGGCGAGGATCCGCTTGAGGATCTCGCGACGGCCCTTGGGGAAAAAATCGGCGATCTCCGACAAGAGGGCGTCGGTGGCCGAGCCCAGAACATCCCCAGCCAGCGACCGCCCAAAATCCTCGTCGGTGACCCCCTTGGCGTCCGCCTCGGGCTTTACCAGGCAAAAGAGGATGTCGCACAGGAGCACCGGATCGTCGACGATCTGCTCCAAGAGCCTCCCCTTCTGGTCGGCGATCTCCAGCAGGTTCACCTGCAAGAGGTCTTTGACGTGTTTGATGGTGGCGACGTTGACCGCGATGGCCCACGTGCGCCCCGCATTGTCCGCAAACGTTTTCATGGTTCACTCTCAGGCACTTTGGTAAAGGATGCCGATCCGCAGGGTGGCGGATCGGGCCGCGCCGGTCGAGGCGCGGATCGTCTGGATGTAACCCGACCAGCCCGGTCCCGCCGGCCAGGTCTCGATGGTGTATGTGAAGGGAAGGCCGGCCAACAAGGGAACCGCGAGCCACTGTTCGCCGGACGGTCCGCGCAACGTCAGGAAGCCGTGCTGATCGCTTTGGGCGGCCAACAGCTTGAGCAAGGAAAGGTCCACACCGCAGGCGATGGACACTACCTTGGCCAGCACGATCGTGCTGCCCAGCGCCGGAAGCGGGGCACCATTGGGCGCTGCAAAGCTGACATCGTTGCCGCTGACGCCCGTCACCTGGCCGCCGTACATCTGGGCCATGCCATTCCAGTACACATCGACCAAATCCCCCACCTGGAAGCCGTGGCCCGCGGCCAACGTGACCGTCCCCGAGTAGTCGCTGGCCCTGGTGGTCAGCGTCCCGGACTGGCCGGCCGGCAGCGTCACTTTATGCTGCATCTGGCCGGTGGCCGTGCGCTCGATCTTGCCCAGGACGGCCATCCCGGAGAAGCTCGTGATGTGATGGATGGTTGCCGTGGGCATGGCGTTTCTCGTCAGGCGCTGGCGTACAGGGCGATGATTTGCAGGGCCGCGTCTCCCGCAGCGTCGGCACAGGAGGCGAAGACCTGGTGAATGGGTGTGGCGTCGACGAGATGGTCCTCGGGCGTGCCCTTGATGGAGCGGAACTCCTCCCCGGGCGCGATCCAAACGACAAACTGCATGTGCGTGGGCGAGTAGAATGCCATGCGGGTGCGGCAGGTGGACTGGGCCACGAGCACCTGGACACTGTTGGCGGGCCAATCGATCTCCACCGCGACCCGCTTGGCCACGGCCACCGGGGTGTCGATCGCCGGCTGCGGGCTCGATCCGCCCTCCACGTCCGGGATGCGCGCGTAACGGATATCATTGGCGTTGACCTGGTATAGGCGCGCTTTGCCGATGTGCCCGCCGTCCCAGAAGATGTCCACGTCCTGGCCGACGACGAAGCCGTGGCCGCTCGGCAGGTCGGTAATGACGTAGTAGCCGCCGCTCGGAGTGGCCAGCAGCGTGCCGGCTTTGGCCGCAGGCAGCGCCACGTCCTGCTGGATCTCTGCGGTGGCCGTGCGGGCCACGGTGCTGCCAAGCGACAGCCCGGCGACCGAAACGACCGTGCCGACCGAGGCGTTGGGCATGGTTTCCCTCCGATTACGCGCTGGCGTAGACGATGCCGACCCGCAAGGTGGCCTCCGCGGTGGAGTCCCCGTTGCTGGCCTTGATCGAATCCACGGCGCCGCCTGAGAGCGGGTTTGCAATCCAGGACGAATCCCACCACACCAACGGCTCGTCCGCCACCAAGCTGGCCGCCCTTAGGCTGGCCGAGGTACTGCGGATGTCGACATGGGCCCGCCGGCTGGCGGAAATGGCCATCAGCTTCACCGCGTCGCCGGCGAAGTCGGTATCGATGCTGACCTGCTTGGCGACGGTGACCGCGGTACTGCTGGCCGGAAGGCTGTCGCCAGCCCCCAGGTCGACCGTCACGTCGTTGCCCGAGACGCTGGCCGTCATACCGTACCGGCAGCCGCCGGCCCAATACACGTCGACCTTGTCGCCAGTTTGGATACCATGCCCTGCCGGGAGCGTTGCCACACCCGTATCATTGTCGGTCTTCGTCCAACCGGTCGCGGCCTTGGCAGCGGGCAAGGGGACCTCGTGGCCGATCTGGCCTGTGGCGCTCCGTGCTGCGGAGCCGGGAATGTTCACCCCGGCCACGGACGTGTTGATGTTCACAGTGGAAGTAGACATGTTCGGTTCTCCGTATGGGACCCTACACCCAGTTCACGTCCCGGGTGCTCGGGCAGGGCTTGATCGAGACCTTGTAGACGATGGCGTCCTCGAGCTTCTCCTCGCGGTCGCAGCCAAAGACCTCGAAGTCACCGTCGATGCCGTGGCCGTCCTGGGCGTCCTTGATGAGGAAGGCCAGCGGGGTGTCGGAGATGAAGGCGGCGATGATGGCCGCCAGCGCGGGATCGCTGCTGTCGTCGTTCATCTCCCACTCGACCTCGACCTCCTTCAGCGAGCCCTTCTTCTTCGAGTAGCGGGAGGCCCGGCTGTCGACCTTCGCCTCCCCCTTCTTCATCTTCAGGGAAAGGTCTTTGACGTTGGTGATCAGCGTGGTTGCCGTGCCCCCGGCAGTGCCGTAGTAGAGCTTGGCATCCACAAGGCTCATGCGTTGAGACATAGTCTTCTCCTTCGCACTGGTGTTCTCACTTCACCGAGTTGGCCCACAGCGCGGGCAGACCCGGCAGTTCCTTCTGTAGGGCCGGGCCCATGTAGGGCCGCGGCTCGATATGGACAGGCCCGAGGGTTTCGGGGCCGAAAAACTCCTCGTTGGTCTGGTTGGCCCTCTGAACCTGAGCGGTACTCCGGAGCTTGGCGTACACGGACCTCGATCCGTCAACGCGGATCTCGCCCGCCCCGCCCAGCTTGCGGGTCTTTCGCCGGCGGTTCTTGCGCGGACCCGAAGAGCCGCCCAACTCCAGCAGCCGCGGCACGACGGCCCGCCCGCGGAACGGCGTCGGCCCAATGACCACCGATCGGCTTGCCGCATCGAATCCGAAGTAGATCAGGTCCCGCAGCGTGCCGACGTGGCTGCTGGGCGGCTCGCCCGGGCGCGACACCCGCTTGCGTTTGCGGATGGACGACTTGGCCGTGCGCCGGACAAAGGCGCCCGCCTTGCTGAGCACCTTGGCGTTGGCGCGGCCCACGGCCTCGAGGACCGCCTTGCGGTCGAAGAACATCTTCTTGACGTTCATGGCCAGGCTCATCGCGTCACGCGGAACGTGAACACCAGCAGGCTGGTGAACTGTCCGTGCTCCTTCAAGTGCTTGGGGTCGTAAATGGGCTTGTTCTCGGTCTTGGTCCAACACGCCTGCTGGTAGCCGGCCAGCGGCTTGTGGCGGAATAGGTCGTCGATCTCCTGCACCAGCGTCATCAGCCCGTCGATGGCCGCTGTGTCCAGCCCCGGCGGGTCCTGCTTCGTGACCCGTTTTTGCACGGCCACGTGAATCTTGTACTCGGCCCGGTCCCGGCTGCGGTCGGCGATCTCCTCCTCCAGTTCCGCCGGCACGATGAGCGCTAAGGAGAAACGGCGCCACGCGCCGGAAGAGGCCGTGACAACCGAGTAACCAACGGGTACAATTCGACTTACGGGGACTGGCTCCCTGCGCGTTAGGCCGCAAATCTGCTGCCTACAGGTGATAGGCAGAAACTACCTATAAACAAGTTAGACGGCACGAGAGGTGGCACGGTCTATGAACAGTCATCCCGAATGGCTGCGGCTCGGCGAGAGCATCCTCGGACCGCTCTTGGCGGAGACCTCTCAGTCTCTCAAGGACTTCCGCGGCGGCGACTTCCATATCACGCAGCTTCCAACGCTGGCGTTGTACCACTTTGCCCACTCGCTTCAGACAAGCATTGAGACCAACCGCGAAGGTCGTCACGCCGTCGCACTTTCCCTGCTGCGTCATGCGGTCGAATCCCTCGCGATTGTGGAGCTTGGGCTTGTCGGGACCGAGTCGTCTTATCGTCTACTCGAGGAGTGGGATTCAGGAAAGAAGTCCCAGGGTGAACTTCGCCGTGCGCTCGAACAGAGCATGTGGCCCAAGTATGGCACGGGGCTGTGGAAGGAACCGTGGGCTGAGTTCTTCGCCCGTCTCGCCAAGGCGGTGCAACCCTACGCGCACTGCTCTCCCGAGCTGATTCAGTGGAACCTGTCTGCACTCACCGATAGTTCGTCCGGCCGGTTTGTCGCTGGTGGAGGAATGTACGACCCGATCAAGGCATCGCGTCTGACTCTGTTTCACGTACTGGTGGCCTGGACCTTGGGAAGACTCCTCCTCGCGAATCGTCGGCCGCGATCATCACTGGTGAACGATGGCGACGTTAGGGCTCTCGGGATTGCTCTTTCAAGATCTGACCTTCTCATGGAGGGCCAAGATTGGTCGGTTCAGCTATGGCCCCATATGTTCTTCAAGGGTAAGAGCGCCGTCTAACGAGCCTATGAAGGTGACAGTCGCCTGCGGCGCCCGCACCTTATCGGCGATGCGTTACGCGACCTCAGTCACGTGCCCGTACTCCCACTGGAACTCCATCCGTATCAGTCGCGTAGCGCTCCCATCCTGCAGGGCCACGCCGAAGTCGTGATAGCCCCGCATCTGCACGCCCAGGACGCTGAAGTCCGCCTCGGCCGTCTCGATGGTGGGCGACTCCTGGCCGTTGAGGAACGCTACCTCGATGACCGGCAGGTCGCCCGCCTCGGCCAGCAGATACCAGGCCTTGGCCGAGTTGCCGGTGTAGCGAGTGTTCGACAGATAGCGGCTGACCTCCACGCGGAACTTGCCCTGGTGGGGGTTGGCGATGGGGTACTTCGTGCTGGCCGTGGTGTCGCGGATCTCCAGCGACTTCCACAACTGGGTGCCCATCGCGCTCAGCGCCGTGGGCACAAGCGTGATGGCCGGCATGATGCCGATCGGCTTGCCGTCGCTGTCGCAGAGGTCCATGAACGCGACCTCGGCCTTCGTCAGGCCGTCGATGCCCAGCGCCGTGTCGGCACCCGTCAGGTAGTTCTTGTTGCCCGAGGTGAAGAACGCGCTGTTGGCCAGGAACGTGGTCCAGAACACGTCGTTGATCTTCAGGCCGGAGCCGCGGCCGAGCTTGCGGGGCACCGTGGTGATCGCCCCCAGGTCGTCGTTGATGATGTCCCGGCGATCCAGCGAGAGCATGAGGCCGTAGGTGTCGGCCTTGTTGGTGTAGCTCTCGTTGCCCAGGGTGCCGTGCTTCAGCTCCCCGCCCGGGGCGACCTGCTCGTACTGGTCGGCCCCGATCAAGCGGTAACTCGTCACGGTCTTGAAGTCGCTGACGTTGCGCACCGCGCAGATGTTCCGCCAGGTCCGCTCGACCGAGAAGAAGCCGTCCAGGAGGAACTTGTTGGCCACGTTGCTGAGGATGCCGCCGATGTCCACCGTGGAGAACCCGGCCTCCAGTTCCGGCTGGAAGGCGAACCGCAGCACCGCCCGGCTGTCGCGGAAGTTGCGCCCGGTGTAGCCGTTGGCCCAGGCCGCCTCCAGGAGCAACTCCTGAAGCCCAATCCCGCCGCGGAAGCGGTGCTGGGCTGCCTCGAGGGTCTGCTCGTCGTAGTGCTTCTCCAGGCCATCCAGCTTCGCCGTAAGGACGCAGGCCGCCTCCAGCAGCATGCCCGAGACAGTATTACTGTTGTCCCGAGCCTGCACGGCCGGGGCCTTGGGGCGGTTTGCCCGCAGGACCTCCAGCTCGCAGCGGGTGGCGTCCCAGCCCTCGCTGATTGCCTGGGCCTCAATCTTCGGAAGGCGGCCGGCGCAGACCTCGCGGATCGCGGCCACGCGGGTGGTCTCGGCCAAGGCCGCCGCGCGGACCTCGGCCGCCGTCGGACCGGGTTGACTCGCCTCGGCCGGCGGGGGTGTCGGAGTTGCTGCGGCCGGCACCTCCGTGGTCTGGGCGTTTGCGGTTTCGGAGTTGGTCATGACGTTCTCGTCCATTTTGGTTTTCTCCTCTGAAAGGTGTGGGGCTGCGGCCGCCACGCTAGCCGATGTCTGGCCGTCGGCGCCCAAGTCCACAAAACTGATCTCACCCAGCGTCGAACGACGCACGACGTTCACCGGCCCCAGGAATTCCCGGCCGTTGACGATGGTCTTCTGGCTTTCCTTGACGAACTCGAACTCCTCGACGGCCGCGGCGATCGAAGCCTGCCAGGGGAAGCCATTGCGGGCCGAGACGACAATCTCCCTCGCCGCAGCGGTGTCGCGGGAAACGATGCCGGCGGCGATGAGCTTGCCGTCTTCGACGCGGATGGCGTCCGAGTGCCCCACGCCGCTGGCCATGTCGTGCCCGAAGCGGATCGGCCGGCTTTGGGAGGGGATCGACAACCCAGCCAAGTCCACGATGACCGGCCAGCGCCAGCCGGCGATCCGCATCGGGCCGCCCGTGTAGGCAACCATCGAAAACCGCGGCAGCCGAGGCTTTTCTTGTCCTTCCGGAGTTCCGTCAGCAGCCGCCTCGATCGTGATGGCCCCGGGCTCGCTCACCAGGTTCAAGACGCCGGCCGAATGCACCTTGGCTTGTCGCTCGCACACCGCGCGGCGCTGCGCGCTGTCGGGAAAATCCCGGACCATCACCGGATCGCCCATGCAGCGCTCGATGAACTGGTCGTGCGGTTCGTCAACATTTCGCGTGGGAAGCGGCATCTCCTAGTCTCCCGATCCGGTATCGTTACTGACGGGAAAAGCGGCCGGCTGTGCCTGCGCCATGGGCAGTCCCAACTCCTGCATGAGCGCGACTTCCTTCGCCCGCTGGCGCAGCTCGCTTTCCCAATCGCGGCCCTGCCGGGCGTACTCGTAGGCCAGCGTGGTCGTGTGGTTCTGTAGCCGAGTGGCCTGGGCCGTGGCTTCCTTGGCAGGATCGACATGCTCTTGCCCGTCCCAGAACCATTGGTGAGGCAGATCGCGGAAGGCTGCCGTTCGCATCCACAGGGGCAAGAGTTCGCTGATGAGGATCGCCTCGTCCAGCCACGCCCGCAGCACGCGGTCGAGCACGACCAGGCCCAAATGGTCCTGGTCCACGCGGATCGCCTTGTAGTAGGTCTGGTGGTCGAGGCGACCGGAGGCGTAGTTGTAGCCCGACGAGTTGCCGGCCGCGACGTTGAACGGCATGTTCAGGCAACGGGCGATCTCGTTCAGGATCTCCTTCTTGAACTCGCCATAACCCGTCGCCGGCTGCTCAGCATGGATCTGCCCGAGCTTCCAACCGCCCGGCAGCACGGTGGCCATGCGCCGTTCGAGTTCCACCAGATCCATCGGCTCGACCGGATCGGCCTCGCCGTTGGCCGGGGCGTCGGTGAAGAGCACCGCGGCGAAATCCGCTGCGGTCTCGGCGGCCGCCAGCACGGCCAGCGTGAAGCGACGCAGTTGGGCGAACAGCGGCAAGGCCGGCGTGATCTCCGGGACGCCACGGCTCTGCCCCGGCCGATCGGCGCGGAGGTAATGGATCATCGAAGCGGCTGAGACGCGGTCGTAATCAAGCGTGAACCGGGCGATGCTGTCGCCCGGATGGCTCTTGAGCACGTGGTACTCGACCGGGTTGCCGAAGGAGTCGAAGACGATGCCGTCGATGGCGCTTAGCGCGGCGGGCTGGCGGATCAGATCAGGCGTGGTCACCTGGTCGGCCTCGATCAGTCGTAGGTCCAGCTTGACCTGAGAATCCACGCGCGGGTTGGCCACCAGCATCCCAAACACCTCGCCCGACTCGGCCCGGGCCATGCGCATAGTGCGGAGCTTCTCGGGCAGGCTGATGCTCTCGGCCCACTGCAAGAACTCCTGCTCGACCACCCGGTTCGCCTCGTCGTCGCTGGTGAGCATTTGCAGGCGGGGCCCGGTGCCCACGCAGTCGTTGGCCAGGGTGAGCACGATCCCGCGGGCGTACCTGTTGTTGGACACCTCGTAACGGGCGCGGCTGCGCAGCGTCTGACGGACCTGGGGATTGTTGGCAGCATTGGCCGACAGCGAATCGGCATTGGCCCAGTGGCGGCGGTTCTCGTCGGTCGTGGCCGCGGCGTCATAGCGCCCGCGGACCCGCAAGGGCAGATGGACGGCGCGGAAAGTGCGCCGTCGGGTGTCGCCGGGCAGGATGTGCTTGAGCCAGCCGAACATCTGCTTCAGTCCGTCCCTGGGGGAACGAGTTTCTTCAGGCCGATTCCCAGCCCCTTTTTTCGCGACGCCTTCTTGCCTTCCAGATACCGATCGGCAGCGATCTGGTCCGGCAGCGGGTGCTGTTCCATGCTGCCCGAGTCCCCTGACGCCTTCGCCGGGCCCTGGGCGTTCTCGCGGATCGCGTTATCCAAATCGTCACTCATCCTTCATCCTTCCGCCTTCATCCTTCTTCAGTGGCGGGGACGGGAGTCGCACCCATCGGGCAAGGCTTATGGGGCCTCACCGGACACTGGCCCACCCGCGGCAAACCAGACCGACGAGCCAAACAAAAAAGGCCACGCGGGTATGCGGCCCCGCATGGCCTTAGTCCGCTTGGCGTCACCGGCGGGGATCAGCCGCCGGAGTCGCCTGGTCTGGTTGTCTACCTTCAGTTATACCCGCAGAAGTGCGCGGGTAAAGAGCGATTGGCCCCTCACGGAGAAATCGTTACGCATCTAGACAATGCTTCATCGCTTTGCATCATTCTGCACGATGAGAAAACGGGCCAGCAACGGACAACAGGCATCAGTCGCTGGACGGTTGCCACGGTCCCGGTGCGTCCCAACGGGCGGCAAATCTCCGGCTCTCATGAATCGCGCGGGCCACAGGTACGAGAAAGGCAGCCAAAGTATCGACTACCTGGCCGAGATCCTCAGGGGCTGTGGTAATCCGAGACTTGCGAAGAAAACCGCGCCATTGGACTGCCTTCACCGGATCGGATGTAAACGCCGAAGTCAACGCCAGCGGCGGCACAGTGATGGCCGTACCCCGATGCGAGAAGGTACTTGCGATGGCGTCCGCAAGAACAATGCCATCGAAGCTGAACTGCCGCGACAAGAGCCAGATGTCGAAGAAGTCCTTCATACGGCTGTTCAACTGACCGAGCTTCACCATCGCCTCGAACTTTTCTGCCACCGCCGTCTCGCGGCTGTAGCCCCAGAGTTCCGGTGGGGCAAGATCGAGGATGGTCGGGTACTGAGTCCGGGTGGCGGCAGGAGTGAGGACGTCGCCAAACCCCATGTCGAGCTGCATACGGACTTCGGCGTTCTGAAGATGCGACAGGAAGGTCACGCGGACGCCCTCGTAGTCGGCGTCTTCCTTGATCGCCATGCCTTGAAGGCTCGCCACGTCAAAAACCAGGCCGTCTGGCTCGACTTCGAGCAGGCAGATGTCCTTGACGACGGACAGGATCGCATCGACGTGGTTGCTCATCCGGGCGAGCAGGTCGATGTCCTTGGTGGGGCGTGAGGACGGAGCCCGCCATGCGGCGAACATCAGGGCCCCCTTCAAGACGAACGTGTCGGCGTGAGGGGACTGCGCGAGCCGGTAGAGAAACCGCTCCATCGCAAAATACTGGAGCACTTCCTGAAACGGCCGGCCTGTCGCTTTCGCGTTGTTGTGGAGCCGCTGGCGTATCGAGGCCGCCACGTCCTTGACCTGCCGCTTGGTCATAGCACGGCCTCCAGGTACGGCCGCATGACTTTGGCCACACGGCAGACCTCGGCGTATCGCATCAGCGCGTCGATGTTCGTGCGGCGGCTTTGCTTGTAGAGGCGGATGGCTTCCAGCACCGTATCCATCCCGATCTTGTTGCGGTACTTGAAGCAGTCGGCCAGGGTCTTCTCACGGTTGTAGATGCGGACGGTCACGCCATCCAGCCGATGGTTCTCGACTCCTACGGTGAATGCCTTGCCCGTAAACCAGAACGTCCGCAGCGGCGGGTGGTCCAGGTGGGGCGGCTCAGCCCCGCGTGGAACGGCCACGTACACCTCGTGAGGAATCTGTGTCG